CAGGGTTTCTGGTTTCAGGGTTCCAGATTTCGGGTGTTTCTGCAGGCAAAATGAAGGCCGGCAAAAAATATTTTTCAAACAGGCCAAAACAGACCGAAACAGACGGATAAAAACCAAAATGAGCATATAGCTTTTTTCCGGCGCTTTTGATACAAAAACGGCGGGGGCGCAAATATGCCGCGAGGGGCGCGGCGGACGCCCCGAAAAGGAGGCCGGAAGACATGTGCAGCAGCTCGCCCAAAGTACCCAAGGCACCCGTTCCGCAGGAACCGATGAAGCACGCCGCGGCGAGATCCGCCGAGGCTTCGGACGCCGCCGCGCGCGAAGCGGCGCTGCGCCGGGGCCTCTTGTCCACATTCACGCGGTTCGGCGACACCGGCGACGAGCAGACGCAGGCGACGATCGGAGGCTGAACGGACCATGAAGTCGCTCTTCCCAGACACCGACCTGCGCGAATTGCGCGGATGGCTCGACCGGCGGCAGTCGGCGCTCAAAGCCGCGCGCGAGCCGCACGAAGCGCTGTGGCGCGAGCTGGCCGAGCACTACGAGCCGGACCTGGGGCGCGCGCTCCTCGACGAGGGCGAGGACGCCGAGCGGCGGTCCGCCGATCCGCGCGACGGGAAGCTGCTGACGAGCACGCCCCGCACAGAGCTTCGCAGAATGGCCGCGGCCATGAAGTCGGGCACGGCCAACGCGAGCCGCCAGTGGTTCAGGCTGCGCGTCAAGGGGCAGGACCGGGCGCAGACCGAGAATCCCGCATGGACGATGTGGCTGGATCACGTCACGCGCAACATGTCCGCGCTGCTCGACCAGAGCAACGCCTACAGCGGCATCGGTCAGCTTTTCCTGCACTGCATCCTGTTCGGCGCGGGCGCGGGCGTGGTGTCCGGCGGCCATCCCGACGACATTCTTGACCTTTCCGTGATCGACACCGGCGCGTGGTGGGGAGCGAGCACGCGCAGAAGCAGAGTTGACGTGCTCATGCGCCGCGTGGCCATGACCGCGCGCGAGGCGCTGACCGAGTTCGGCGAGCGGCGTTCGCCCGAGGCGGCGGTCCGCGCCTGCAAGGAAGGGCGGGACGAGCAGCGCCTGGTCTTGTGGAACCTGATCTCGCCGCGCGACGGGAAGCGCACGCCGGGGCTGGACGGGAGCATGGCGTTCTCGTCCATCTGGTGGAGCGACGCGCGGCCGAAGGACGCGGCGGGGGACTCGGCGGGCATCGTCGACATCCGCGGATACAGCTACAACCCGATTTTGTGCCCGCGATGGGACATCCTGGAAGGATTTTATGCGTCGGGTCCCGGCCGGATCGGGCTGCCGGAAGTGCGCGAGCTGTACCGGCTGGAACTCGATTCGCTCAAGGCTATCGCGCAGCGCGTCGATCCGCCGCTGGCCGCGCCGGATTCGATGGAGGGGCGGCCTATCAATACGTTCCCCGGCGGCGTCACGTACTATGCCGAGCGTCTCGGCGGCGGCGCGTCCGTGATCCAGCCCTTGGTCGCCGCTTCGCCGGACGTGCAGGCGGTCGAGCACAAGATCGCGCAGGTCGAGGCGCGGCTGCGGCGCGTCTTCTACGCGGATTTGTTCAACGCGGTCCTGAACGTGGCGAACACGTCCAACGTGCAGATGACCGCGCGGCAGGTCGAGGAGATGAGCGGCGAGAAGATTTCATTGCTGGGGCCGGTGCTCACGAATCTGAACCACGGCCTTTTCGATCCTTTGGTCGATGCGGTGTTCATGGTCATGGCGGAGAACGGGCTCGTGCCGGAGCCGCCCGAGGGCATGCAGGGCGAGGAGTTCCAGGCCGAGTATGTGAGCACCTTGCACTTGCGCCAGCAGGAGGAGGCGCGGCTCGGGGGCATCATGCGGTTCTCGCAGTTCGCGGGCGGCATCCTGCGGCTTTCGCCGGAGAGCGCCGACAAGATCGACGCCGACCAGATGCTGGACGAGGCCGCCCAGGCGCTGGCCGTGCCGGGATCGTGCATCCGCAGCGACAGGGACGTGGAGAATATCCGCGCGGGACGCGCCGAGGCGCAGCGCGCCCAGATGGAGGCCGCGGCCGCGGCCGAGGCGGGGCGGCAGGCGCCGGGCTACGCGGACGCGCTGAAGACGCTGGCCGAGACGCCGGCGGGCGGCGCGAACGCGCTGGAGGCGCTGATCGGCGCGGCCGGGCAGACAAACGGAGGGATGCTGTGATGCAGGAGATTTTTGACAGGCAGGCGCGAGAACGGAACGAACAGCTCGAGGCGGACGTCAAGGCCGTGCTCGGCACGGCGGCGGGGCGGCGCGTCCTGATGAGCCTGCTCGCCAAGGGCGGCGTCTGGTCGCGGCTGGGGTGCGCGGACGGCGACGCGATGCGCCTGGCCTACGCGTCCGGGCGGCGCGACGCGGGCGCGGACCTGCTGGGGTTCTGCAACCGCGCCGCGCAGCCGCTGGTCGGCCTGGCGATGCAGGAAAACAACGAGCGCGTGCGGAAGTGGAACGAGGAGATCGACGCCCGCCGCGCGCAACTGGACGAACAACAGAGGAAGGGTGACAGGCGATGAAGAAACTCATGGGATGGGTGCTGATGGACAAGGCCGGCGACGGCGGCGGCGCGGGCGCGGGTGCGGGCGCGGCAGGCGGCGACGGCGGCCAGCCGGGCGCGGGCAATCAGGGCGGCGGCTCGATCCTGGGCGGTGCCGCCGGAGCGGATGACGGCGGCGGCAAGGGCGGCGACGGCAAGGGCGGCTCGATCCTGGGCGGTGCCGGAGCGGATGACGGCGGCGGCGACGGCGGCGAACCGCCGGACGCGAAGCCGGAGGAGGTCGAGGCGTTCCTGGCGGCGATCAAGCCGGTGGACCTGGGCGGCGGCGACGGAGAGACGGCCCCGGCATGGGACGCGGACGCGGTCAAGGCGGTCGCGCCGTACTTCCTCAAGCACAGGATCGGCGGCGCGGCGGCGAACGAGATCGTGGGCGCGTACGCGCGGCACGTCGCGGCGCAGTTCAAGGCCGCGGCGGACGCCGACCGCGCGGTGCTCGACCAGATGCACGCCGCGTGCGCGGAGCGCTTCGGCGGCGACCTCAAGCGCTTCGCGTCCGAGGCGCGGCGCGGCGGCGAGCACGTCTTCGGCAAGGCGCTCTTCGTGAGGCTCGCGTCGGTCGAGGCGTTCGGCAGCGACCCCGACATCATCGAGGCGCTGGCGCGGGTCGGGCGCGGTCTCGCGCGCGACAGGGCGACGCTCGGCGAGGGCGCGGGCGGCGACCGCGAGGAGCGCCCGCTGGCCGAGCGCATGTACGGCGCCAGCGTCCGCAAGAAGTAAGCAACGATTTTCCCCGGCGGCTGTTCGCCGGGGCTAGGCAACCAAGGAGGTACACATGCCAAGTGCGACACGCAACCCGACGCTGCGGGACCTTTACAACGGGCTCAAGGCGGACGGGATATTTGACAGGGATATCGTCGAGCTGGTCCTGGAGGCGAACGCCGACCTGCTCAGCGACGCCGTGGTCAAGGAGGCCAACGGCACGGACAACGACCGGACCACGATCCGCACCGGGCTCCCCGACGCGACGTGGACGGCGTACTACGAGGGCACGCAGCCGTCGAAAGGCAGCAAGAAGCAGGTCAGCAACTCGATCGGGACGCTCAAGTCGCTGATCCAGGTGGACAAGGACCTGATCGACGACAGCCCCAACGGCGCGGAGGAGATGCTGGACGAGGCGTTCAGCCACGCCGAGGCGATGGGCCAGGAGGTGGCGGACGCGGTCTTCTACGGCAACGTCAAGACCAACGCCAAGAAATTCAACGGCCTCGCGCCGGTGTACGACCGGTACGGCGGCACCGACCGCAAGCTCTCGACCTACTACTGCATCCAGTCGTCGGTGCGCTCCAGCACGCCGAGCAACTCGGCGCTGCGCTCGATCTGGCTGGTCGGCTGGGGGCGCCGCGGCGCGTACCTCACCTATCCGCGCGGGTCGAAGGGCGGCCTGGAGCGCGGGCCGGTCGAGGACGCCACCATCA